AAATATTCTAATATGTTAAAAACTGCAAAGAATGATAGTGTGTTAGTTAATGCAATATTAGGTAAAAGAGATGCAGAAATAGCTGAGTTAACTTTAAATGAAGGTACAACTAAAAATAATATTGAAGTTGCAGATAAAGTTAATGAAATACAAACAACAACTACTAAACCTGGAGAAGAAACTGATTCTTCTAAAGAAGTAGAATCTTTATCTTCATATACAATTACAGATAAAGACAGAGTATATGGTGTTCCTCAATGGTGGAAAGAAGAATCTAAAATAGCTGATGTTAAAAAAGATGTTAAGAAAGATGTAGACACATCTTCAAAACAATTAACTACTACAAGTTATGAATCTTTAAGAGATTTAGGTATAAATATTAAACCATATGTAAGAACTGAACAAGGTAGAACTGATGGAGCTGTACAAGGTTTTAAAGGTAATGGTATTAAATTTAATAAAACAGTTGGTTTAATTACAAATCAAGCTCTTAACTTTCAAACTGATACTTACTTATATAATAA